CAGCAGTAGGTGTGATCACTACAGTGAATGAGGTAGGAACTGCATTTGACCTAGCTAAGGAGGGAGTAATATCTAAAGAGGAGGCACTTGCTACCTACAATGAGAAGCTAGGTGATACATTTGGTGCAGCCACTACATTGGCTGAGGCTGAGAAGTTATACGTGTCCAAAACCGAAGCATACATTGAGGCTACCATGGCAAGGGCAAGAGCTGAGGTATTTGCTAAGAAAGCAGCGGAAGCAGATGCCGCAGCAATTATTGCTAAGACTAAGGACCAAACTACAGCCATTGATAAGACCAGGGATAACATTAAAAAGAATAGTGCTATAGTTAATGCTATTCCCATCTTAGGTGGTATCATTGTTGCGACCAATGAATTAGTTGGTGGTAGTGAAGAGACCCTAGCACAGAAACAAAAGAAACGAGTTAAGGAGAAGGAGAAGAGTCTTAAGAAAGAGGCTAATATGTATGGTGAGGAGGCAAAGAAAGCACTTGAGACTGCAATAAAATTAGAGCACACTAATGAGATAAGTAACAAGTCACAGCAAAAAAAGACAGATACTCACAAAAGCAATAGTGCTGCTAGAATAAAAGAGGCAGAGAATGAGGCTAAGAGATTGTATGACATAGAGGTTAAATCTAATGAAGCCAGGATAAAGAAAGAGGATGAGCAGTTTGACCTCATGAATAAGCTAACCCTATCTCAACAAGAGCAGGATAAATTGGCACTCATGCAGGACTATGATAAAAAGTTTGAGATTGCTGAGGGGAATGCTGAGCTCGAGAAGCTACTCATTGAGCAGCAAAAGAAAGATATTGCAGATATCAATAAAAAGTATGCAGATGAGGCTACTAAGAAAAAAGAGGAGGATGCTGCTAAGATAAAAGCAGAAGAGGAGAAAAAAGCAGCAGCACTTAAGCAAGCCCAGGATCTAATCTTCAACATGAATGCTACGCAAGAGGAGAAAGATATGCGAGCTCTTGAGGAGAAGTACAAAGAGGAGCAAAAGATAATAGGAGATAACGCAGCCGCACAGCTACAGCTTACTGAAAAGTTTGAAACTGATAAGACAGCAATAGAAAACAAGTACACCCTTGAGAAAATTGAGAACGCTCGAAAAGAAAGAGAAGCCAAGCTAACACTGGCTGCGGATATTGCCAATGGTATTAATACCGTAGGTGCTGCCTTTATCAAGGACCAAAAGAAACTAGAGAAGTTTAACAAGGCAAATGCATTGATACAAATAGGTATTGATACAGCCAAGGCTATCTCATCCCTAGTTGCTGCATCACAATCTAACCCTGCCAATGCTGTTACCTTTGGTGCTGCAGGTATTGCACAATTTGCTACAGGTATTATTCAGATTGCTACCAACGTAGCCAAGGCTAAGCAGATACTTAGCTCAGGTGGTAGCGGTACTCCATCCGCAGGCGGTGGTGGTGGCGGTGGTGATACAGGTAGTACACCTAACGTAGCACAGCAAGTACCACAAGCGGCACAGCTCTTTGGCTCAGCTAATGCAGGAGGTACAATGAGTGCAGGAGGAGGTACAAATAATAGCTCCATGACTGTGACTGCCGTAGTATCTGAGACCCAGGTAACCAACGTACAGAATAAGATTAATAAGATTAACAAAAACGCAGAACTATAATGAACTCACTACAAGCAATCATAGATCACATTGAGCTATTCTATACTAACCATCTACAGGTAATGAAAGTAGGTAGTGATTTTAAGGAGCAACTATACAACTTTGCTACTCAGGATGAAAAGTACCCCATTGTTTTTGTAGTACCGGTAAGTGTTAACCCTACCGAGAATACATCTGAATTTAACTTTGATATCTATTGCTTTGATATCATCCAAAAAGATAGAGCTAACATCATAACTATCCTTAGTGATACACAGCAGATATTAAATGACCTGTATATTTACTACATGGATAGCAATGACTATTCATTTGATGTCATAGGGCTTCCATCATTCCAGGCATTGAACAATGATTTACTTGACTATGCTGCAGGCTATGTTATGAATATCACGTTAACGGTAAATGATTGGACTGATTGTGCAGTGCCACTACAATAAACATTTTAGAGGCTTAAACTAATATAGGTATGAGTCAACCATTTTGGTGGGGAGATTGGAGACCTAACCTTACACCGCATACCGGCAACTTACAGCCAACAGATTTGATAGAGTGCACTTCTATTGTGGGTAATTTGCCTGTCAATACAGCCATTACAGGTGCTCAGATTATAGCAGCAGCATCAGGTGGTAGTGCAACCTGGGGAGGTATCACAGGAACACTGAGCTCACAGACTGATTTACAGACTGCCTTGAATGGTAAGCAAGATACTTTAGTAAGTGGTACTAACATCAAGACAGTCAACGGCAACTCATTGGTAGGCAGTGGGAATATAACTACTAACCCAAGGACATTAGCTAGCATCAATGGTAGCAACCTAACAGGTAATACAAATCAAATAAGTGCATCCGTATTGATACCTGCAGGTACTATATCTACAAACAACACAATATACATTAAGAATTTACTTACAAAAACAGCAGGCTCAACTACTTCAACAGGTAGAATTTACATAAACACTACAAATTCATTGAGTGGTGCTACTTTATTGGCAAGTAGTGGACAAATGAACGCTTCAAGTTACCATCAAAGATTTGAGCGAAATATATTTTTTGACGGAACAAATTTGAATATGTTTAATTCAACAGGGAATGCAAGTTTTGATTTGGGAGTATCAATAACCACACTTGTTGCATTCAATCCTACCACTCCTTACTACTTATTGTTTGCAATTCAAAATTCATCTACCTCACCTGATAACCTAGGATATAAACGTGTAATAGTACAGATATATGATTAATATAAACGGAATAGAGTACACTATCACAGGCCCTATTGAGGTGATTAGTGATACACAGCTTCACGTGGAAACGGATAAGGGTATTATTCTGGTAGATGATACAATGCATATATATAAAGAATTAACAAATGGCTAGTTACGGTAACACAGGGGAGTTCAATGTGCTATATCCTACACGTAGGAAGATGGCTACAATACTCAAGAGAATTTTAAGGAATGATATTGTGGATGGTGAGGGTACTCTTGTTGAGAGTATCCGTATCAATGCTAAGATAACAGGCTTCCAAAAATTGGAGATACAGATAGTAGCCATGTACTACTTTATCTTTCTTAATAATGGTGCGTTTCTTTGGAATGGTGGAGTCATTACCCCTCGTGATTATGTAGCACAGTTTACGGATGAGCTAAACAATGCAGGTATTACTGCAGAAATTTATCGGCAGTACACTGAATGGCTTACAAAAAAGTATCCATTGATAGAGGCAGTTGAGGTGCTTGAAAGACAGCAAAGAATAGTGTACACATTTGAGGCTCTTGACCCTCCTCCAGGATTCTCTCCTGACTATCCATTAGATGTCTAATTCTTTTTTCATAGACAGCACATTAAACACATAGATGAGAGGTAGAGCTCCTACCTTTTCACTCTTAGTTATATCCCCATTGCTCAACCCGTAGATGGTTTGCTCCCATGACCACTTAGTTTGTGCCTGCTCTTTCTCTATCTCTTTGATTTCCTCAGGGTCCATCTCCCTACGCTCCTGATCGTTTAGGTCCTGATCTAATTCGCCAGTAAACAAGTTCTCATAGTTTTTTAGGAATGTATCCCTGTACTTAAGGAACTCATTTATTATCCCATACACATCTGTGATTGGTAGGTCATGAAATTTCTCAGCTCTGATATTACAGTCAAACTCATAGGGCTCAAGTATCTCCTCACCCCATTCATTTTGCTTGCTATGCCGGTAGCAGATGGCACATACTTTATCAAGATTTGTGACGTAGTTATCTGTGAAATAATAGTCAAGGTCAATGTACTCATAAAGAGTGAGCTTGTTAAATGGCTTAAACTTCATTCCTAACAGCTCATGCTTATAATTTTTAGATGGCTCAGAGGCACACCAATTATTCTCTTGAATTAACTCAGTGAGCTCATCCACATCTAGGTCCTCAATAACCTCAATAGGCTCATCTGATAAAATAGAAAGAGCCTCACTATTATAGTAGTAGGCTCCCTGGTCTTTTGCTATCTGATTAAATTCAATGAACTGCTCAAGCGTTACTTGGCTCCATTGTTTGGGTACTTGTATCATTCTTTACTTGTTGGCTGATTTTCTCAGCAATAAACATAAGATAAGGTATAGCTACATTTGCCATTAACTTTCTAATCAACTTTGCTTTATGCTTAATGTGTGCATCTGTATAGTGCTCAGCAGGGGTAAGGTCCTCCCGTTTAAACATGACTGCTAACATCTCAGATACATAGCCTTTCTGTTTATGTAAAGCTATTTTTTCAATCATCTTAGTATCCCGTACAGTTAACTTCATTTGTGCTCGGTAGATGTATCCCTCAAGCTCAAGCTCCTCAACTGTTTCATATTCTTTTTGATCAAGGCTATTAAATTCTTTAACTACATTAACAAAATCTGCCACATCATAATCCCAAAACTCAGACTCAGGGATACCAAGGTAAGTAAACACTTTTAGATGCTTATCAATGGGGTCCAGGTTAGGGTCATTGTTAATATCGGTAATGGTTTCAAATTGCTCAATGGTTATCTCATCGAGTTGATTGGGAATTTCCCTGTTTAATATACTTATCATGTTATAATTTTTGAACAAATATAGGAAAATTTTAATATAGGTAATGGCTAAAGATAAAATCCCTACCTATACAATTACTATTGACCCGGCATACGCTGAAAATGGGGAGGACCTTGGTATAGAGCAGATAGCTTTTACCTCTAATCCTGCCATCAAAGTAAAGGGAATGGCATTCAACTCCCAAGCTAAGCCTTTATTCTTTAATGATGAACTCAAGTATCGTATCACTGCACCTGCTTTGATACCTATGGAGATCTACCGATTGGATGAGGATAGCAAAGAGGAGTACAATGTCAAGTTTACTAAGGAAGAGATAGAGCTAATTCATGGAAAATTCATGCAGCAGATGGTCAATCGAGACCTATTTAACCTGGAGCATGATCAATCTATGACTGTTCCTGCGTATGTACTTGAGGCATGGATAGTAGACAACCCTAAAAAAGATAAGGCATACTCCACATTTGGTATTGAAGTACCTGAGGGTACGCTAATGGTAACTGCCCAGGTTACTGATAAGGAATACTATGCAGAGCTTGTAGCACAAGATCAGATAGGCTTCTCCATTGAGGGATATCTTGGGATGAAATTAAAAGAGCAAACAAAAACAAAAACAAATATGAACAAGTTACCTGATGGAGAACACACTATCGAGGATAAAATCTACGTTGTAAAAGATGGAGAGGTTATTGAGATACGTGATGTTGAAATGGAGGACACCTCAGAAGAGGTAGCCCTAGAAGATACTGTTATCGAAGAGGATACAGTAGAAGAGGAGACAATGGCGGTAGACCCTGTAGTAGATGCAGAGGCTATCATTGCTATTGTACGACCTTTATTAGATGAGCACATGAATGCTGTAGCTGCAATGATTGCAGAGATGCGTAACCAACTAGATGAGATACTTTCTACTGAGGTAGAAGATGAGGTGGTGATGGAGGATGTGACCTTGAGTGCACATCAAAGACTTAGTAACTTTGTAAAATTTAACACAACAAAATAACAACAAACAAAATGCGTAAATTAAGATTTGATTTAAACAATGGTGCAGGTGCTACACTTACACCCAATGCCGAGAGCTTTTACGCTCAGGCTTACCTAGGGTCATCAGATATCGTAGATAACTTCCGTACTTTACCAGGTGTAAAGTTTGAGGTGAAAATCGGTACTGTAACTTTTGGTGATATTTTACAACCATCTACTTGTTCTTTCACTGCACCAACTGATGAGCTTACAGCTAAATTAATGAGTGTATGTGCTTTGTCTAGCATGGCTCAAATTTGTCAGTTTGACTTGGAGCAATCATTTGTATCTTTACAGATGGCAGCAGGTTCTAACGGTGATTTCTCTGTAGCTAACTTCATGAACTTCTACTGGAGTGAAATGGCTAACTCTATCAATGGATCTATTGAGTCATTGAGATGGCAAGGTGATGCTTCTCTATCAAGTGGCCCACTTTCTTTGTGTGATGGTTATGAGGTAGCTCTTACTGCAGGTTTAACTTCCCTTACTGATACAGTTATCAATGGTGGTACAGGTGCAATCACTACCTTTGCTCAGTTATTAACTAAATTAGATGCTGCTTACGCTTTGGTACCTGCCTCTATTGCATCACGTACTTCTGATTTACGTTTCTATTTACCTACTCAATTAGTTAATATCTATCGTAGAGGTGTTGCTGCAGGTAACACACAAGCATTTATCACACAAGATTTGGCTTTAACTTACTTAGGTATCAAAATAGTTCTTTGTCCAGGTATGTCAAACAACACTTTTGTTATGACTTTGAAGGACAATTTAGTTTACTTATTTGACGGTGAGGGTGACCCATCTGACTTACGTGCAGTGAACTTAGCTGATACAGTAGCTGAGCCTTACATCCGTACACGAGCTAATATGAAAATTGGCTTTAACTATGTAAATGGTAAAGATATCGTTTACTATTCTTAATATTAACTCATAGAGGGGGGCAACCCCCTTTATATAATACTTTAACACAATGGCTTGTCAAGCATTAGAAGCAATCTTAAAATCTTGTCTTAACAACAGTGGAGGTATTTATGGTATTTGGATTAACCAACAAGATGAGGTACTATCTATCACTCCTGCAGACCCATCAGCGGGGATAGGATGGTCGATAACAGCTATCACTCTTCAGGCTACTCCTGTATTATTTGATAACTTCTACGTTAGACGCAACACATCTAACTTTACTGAGGATAGCACTATTGACCTAGTTAATGGTAGCTCTTTTGTAACTCAGACTATTAACTTAATGTTCCACAGACGTGAGGCTGCTAAGTCTCGTGCTATCAAAATCCTTGGAGCAGGACAGCAGTACCTTACAGCTATCATCCTTGATGCTAATGGTCTTTATTGGTACTTCCCATACTTGCAGGTATCTGCTACAGGTGAGGGATCAGGTACAGCTCGTGCGGATGGCTCAAAATACTCGGTTACTTTGGTAGCAGAGAATGAGTACCTAGCGTATGAGGTAAATATGAGTGCTGGAGCACTTGCTGCAATCGGAGTATCATAGTTTAATATCCTGCCTCTCTATATATTAGAGCCCTGCCGTAATGGTGGGGCTTTTTTTATGAACATTTGACAAAGCTAAATTAATATAGGTGTGATTTACATTGAACAGGGAGTTATTAATCAGTTTGTCTTGACCTTAACAGAGGTAACAACTGTACCCACACCAAACTATTTATTTGTATTCACTAACGAAATGAATACCACTAGCACACCACAGCTATTCACAGCTCCTGATACAAGTGCTTACCCTGAAAGATACAACCTGTTTGCTCTAGATGAGCCTACAGATATCATACTAATTAAAGGGCAGTACACTTACCAGGTATATGAGAGCTCAACTGCATACGTTCTACCCCTTACAATAGCTCAGACTACAGGAGTAGTAATTGAGGAGGGGAGAATGGTTGTAAGTGGTCCTGCAGGTAACTCAATATACGATTAACTATGGCATGGTACGATAGATTTATTAACAGCAACAAAGGCCCCGAGGTAATTGAGGGCTACCAATCATTTAGCACCCCATTCCTACCTGTAGGAAGAGGCAACTTGACCTTACCTGTAGTAGACCCTAGGTATAACGCTAATATGTGGCAGTATTTTGGTGCAGATAACCTGTATCCTGAGCTATTGAATCAGATGTATTTCAGCTCACCCTTACATGGTGCCATTGTAGACTTTAAGACCAATGCTGTGATTGGTGGTGGGTTTAACCTTACCACTGATAAGCTCACACCACAGGAAAAACTAGAGATGTTTACCTTTGAAAAGAAAGCTAACCTCAAGCACACCGTTAAGGCAGTTACAAAGCAGCTAATTATACACAATCGGGTATATTTCAAGCTGTATTTTGGTGAGAAAAGAAAGCTAATTAAGATAGAGAACGTATCACCGGAGAAAGTAAGGGTAGGTAGAGACAAAAAAATGTACTTTTTGTGTGATGATTGGTCACGTAGAATAGGCATTGAGGAGATTAAGCCATACCACATTACCTGTAAAGATGCATGCCAACTATTTAGCTACGAAGTAAAGTCGGTAGGTCAAGATTACTACTCACTACCTACCTATACAAGTGCTTTAAACTTTGCTTTTCTTAGTGGTGAGCTATCTTACTTCGCTAAAAGTAACATACAAAATAGTGTTTTTCCATCCTTTGCTATGATGTTCCCAAAGAGGCCACAGTCTGAGGAAGAAAAGCACATGATTAAGGAAACTATTGATCGCCTTAAGGGTGCAGCTAATGCAGGAAAAGCAGTTGCATTCTTTGCTAACAGTGCGGACCAACTTCCAAAGATAGAATCACTGCCAACTAATGGCAATGATAAGCTATTCCACGAGGCATCTGCTTTGAACACTGAGCAGATTTGTTTTGCTCATACTATTGACCCTATCCTAATGGGGGTACGTACCACTGGAAGCCTAGGTAGTGGTAGTGATATCAAGCAAGCCTATGTGATATTTGAAAAGAATGTAGTAATGGAGCTACGTCAACAGGTTACTACTATATTTAATGAGCTCTTGAGTATTGCTCGCATTCCTGCAGAGTTTACTATTAATAACTTCCAAATCATTGGAGATACTATCATAGAGGTAGATGAGGAAACGGCAAAAGTTAAGGATGCATTGAATAACTTGAGTGATGCACTACTAGGTAAAGTACTTGAAAAAATGACTACCAATGAGATTAGAGCTCTAGCCTCACTTCCTCCTATTGATCAACCTACTCAACCTATTGTATAATGCTGTACTTTATAACTGAGGCATACCTCAAAACAAACACACCCATTACAGCCAATGTGGATGTTAATGACGTAACTCCCTACATTGCGACACAAGCGGCATTAAGAGTACAGCCTATCCTGGGCACTACGTTCTACAATTACTTGCTTACTCAGTACAATGCTCAGGTATTACTACCCGATGAGGTAGATTTGGTAGAGTTTATTCAGCCTGTAATAGCATGGAGGAGTGCAGAGGATGCAGTGTTTGGGTTGACGTACCAACTTAAGAACAAAGGCCTGCAAACTCAGTCAGGTGATTTCTCAGCAAGTGTATCACGCTCAGAGGTAGCCTTTGGTATGGAGCACTATGCACAGAAAGCATCATTCTTTGAGCAACGTCTAATCAGGTGGCTACTTGCTAACCGTAACCTGTTCCCTTTATTCATATCCACAGCTAACCAGGATACTGACCTACGCCCTATGTTTAACCATTGCTCATGCATTACTCAATGGCAAACTACTTGCACAGGTATGTGCGGTAACTTCCTTGAGAATGGGTACAATAACAGCATCCTGATATTGTGAAGTCACAGCTATCCATACTATTAGGCACCATGCATGCTAATTGGTTTAAGCTCTTAGGGGTTATCAGTGCATTTTTAATGCCTATCTCAGGGTTATTATTCTTAGTTGGCTTTGTGATTGTATTGGATACTATAACAGGGGTATGGAAGAGTTATAAAAACAAGGTAAAGATAACTAGCAGGGGCCTATCTGCAATCATTAGTAAGATGTTACTCTATGAGGTAACTGTTATTATGTTTTATATGATAGATAAGTTCATACTAAATAGTATCATCCTGCAGTTTTTCTCTGTAGAGCTATTACTCACTAAGGTACTTGCACTCATCCTAGTTAGCATTGAAGTCATGAGTATTAACGAGAACTACAAAGCAGTCAAAGGCCTTGACCTATGGCAGTCTATGAAAAACCTATTTGCAAGAGCTAAGGACATTAAAAAAGAAGTGGATGAAATTAGACACAAGCAAGATATTTCAGGAACGCCTATCTAACAGTCAGTACTTCCATGAGGAGTCTGAGAAAAAACAAATCTATCTACATCACACTGCAGGCAATGGCAACCCAATAGCTGTATCAAGGTGGTGGAATAGCAACTCAGATAGGATAGCTACTGCATTTGTGATAGGTGAGAGAGGTAGCATAGTGCAGTGCTTCTCCTCTAAGCATTGGGCTTATCACCTGGGGATAGATAGTCAAGATTTTTCAGTGCATGGACTCAAGTACCAAAACCTAAATAAGTTATCAGTAGGTATTGAGATATGTAACTGGGGCCCATTGAAGCTAAAGGATGGTAAGTACTACAATTATGTTAAGGGAGTAGTGGACCCATCAATGGTAACTACCTTAGATGCACCCTACAAGGGCAATAAGTTTTGGTACAAATATACGGATGAGCAGATTGAAAGCACTCGGCAGTTGGTGGAGTACCTGTGTGAGACCTATGACATTCCCAAGGCTTACCGGTCAGAGATATTTAGCATTGATAAAGAGGCATTCAAAGGTACTGCAGGGATCTACACTCACAACAGTGTGAGAAAAGATAAGGCAGATATTTACCCATGCCCTAGAATGATTAAGATGTTACAAAGCCTATGAGATACTTACTACCTATATTGATACTCATTGTATCCTGCTCAGCTCCTAAGCGAGCTCAATGGCACTATAAGAAAGCATTAAAGAATGGCCTGCAAGTAGTACAGGATAGTGATACCATCCGCATTACTACAGTTGACAGCATCCCAGTGATACACAATGACACTATAGTGTGGGAGAAGTTCTATACTACTAAGGATACGGTCATTAAGTTCAACAATATATACGTGCCTAAGACTAGATTTCAAACAAGGATAGAGTACAGGTACAAGACCAGGGTTGAAAGGATAAGAGGTAAGACTATATACAAAACAGCTCAAGCTGAGCAGGTAGTTAAGTACAGATGGGCATGGTGGCCTATTGTGATTTCGTTTATAATCGGTATATTGCTCCGTTTTTTAATTCAAAAGGGGCTGCTAGATAGGATAGCCCTGCTATTTAAGCTATGAGAAAACGTCTATTTTACGATATTGAGACTTCATTCAATGTCGGTGTGTTCTGGAGAACAGGATACAATCTAACCATTCACCCAGGTGACATCATTCATGAGCGTGCAATCATCTGCATCTGCTATAAATGGGAGGGTGAGGAGGAGATACACAGCCTAACATGGTCAAAATCACAGAGTGATAAGAAAATGATTGAGGCCTTTGTCAAAGTTATAGCTCATGCAGATGAGATTGTGGCTCATAATGGGGATAGGTTTGACCTCAAATGGATACGCACAAGAGCTTTATTCCATGGCATCAATGTTATGCCATCACCTAAGACCATAGATACCCTTAAATGGGCTAAAAGGTACTTTAATTTCAATAGCAATAAACTAGACTATATAGCTAAGTTACTTAAGGTAGGTGCTAAGATGGAAACAGGAGGCCTTGATCTATGGAAAGATATAGTATTCCGTAAAGACCAGGATGCACTTAATAAGATGGTGGACTATTGTAAGATGGATGTGGAGGTACTTGAGTCAGTATTCAATAAACTTAACAGCTACACCCTAGTTAGTCACAACTATGCCGTACAGCAAGGGGGTGATAAGTACGAATGTGCAGAATGTGGTGGCACTAACCACAGGTACAATAAAAAAGTAGTGACTGCAGCCGGTACTGTACACCATTGGCTCCAATGTCGTGACTGCAAAAAACACAATAAGATAAATCACTTGGTATTCACTAAGTATCAGGAGTATCTCTACAAGAGAAAGAATATATCTTAAGTTTATAGGCGTATTTTTGCGGAGATTAATCAGCTTATAGCCTTATAACAACCAAAAGCGCGTTGTTCTGTGCTTTTTATGACTAGTTATTTTATTATTTAAGTAATTTTTACCAACATTATGTGTTTTTTACCACATTAATGCTACTTATTTCCGTCATTCCTTATTTAGAATCATTTTAAATTTGTGTAAAACTTAATTTTTTTGTGTAAAATGTTTTGCAGATATGAAACCTTTTATATCTTTGTCAGGTATTAACACTTAAAAATTTATTTATGGAACGGTTTAACCAACAATTTAACAGATCCCTTGACTTTATCAAGGCAAACGAAAACAATGCAGAAGTGCTTACTTTTTTCCTAGAGCAACTGCTTGTAGAAGCTAATGAGGAAATGACCAAAGTAGCACTAGATCACACCGAAGATTTTTTAACCATCTTAAACGCTAACAAATGAAAAGAGAACTATTCAATGTAGCTGCAAGCGTAGCTGTGATTTTAGCTACCATGGTAGCAATGTATAACACTTTAATTTTTATGATATGCAAGTAACAATAGATAATAGCACAGCATTCTTTGAATTTGATGAGGTGCATGGTAGCTGTGAGTTTAACATAACTAACATTACCGAGGAGGATTACGAGGTAGAGCTGAGTAACATCTTAGCTACCCATGTGATTGGTGAGGTAGAGCTTGACTACATCCTAACGGATACACAACTTGACCAACTAAATGAAGAGATTATTTGGTGCATTCAGGATACTAACCTGGTAAGAGATATGCAGGAGCCAATGAATGACTTGGATGAGGATGATTGGAGGTATGATGCATAGAGATATATCCGAAATGGCTAGATGGTGGTCCAAACAGTCATTTGCAGGAGATAAGGGAGGCTCCTTTAATTTCGCCCTATATTTAGAATACCTTAAATGTAAGAACTCATGTATAGATTATTGTACTACTACGAAAACAGGCTTAGTGAAAGCTACGACTTTGCAACCAAAGCCCTCTGTAATTGGCAGCTTAACAAATTTAGAGCAGCAGGTACTCATATTTACGGACACTTTGTAATTGAGAAAGTATGCGACAAGATAAGATACTAGAAATACTCTACCCATACATTCCTGCTAAAGTGCTAGGTGAATATCTAGGGTTGACTGCATCCCAAGTGTACAATAGAACGTACAACAGAAAGATAAAAAAAGACCCTAAAACAAAGAAAGCAATAAATAGATCCTTGATATTAAACGCAGGCAATAAGACAAGATTTGATAAAGGTCATGTACCATTCAATAAAGGCATTAAATGTCCTAATTTAGTCTTAACTAATGCAGCTGCTACGATGTATAAGAAAGGCAACAAGCCATCTAATACTAGAGAAGCTAATGCTACTAGCATCCGAACTGATAGCAGTGGTAAAAAGTACCACTACAGTAAGATAGCAGATAGCGTATGGGTGTTAACTCACCGCTTGCTGTGGGAGCAGGCTAATGGGCCCATTCCTCCCAAACACGTAGTAAGATTTATTGATGGAGATACATTGAATCTACAGTTAACCAACCTGGAGTGCATCCCAATGAATCAAAACATGACTAAGAACAGCATCCAACGGTTTCCAATGGAGCTACAGCAGGTCATGAAATTAAAAAGTAAACTTAATAAAACAATAAACAATGGCAAGAAACGGAATGAACGATCTTAGAGATCACCTCTTTGCAGCTCTCGAGAGATTAAATGATGATGAGCTAACATCTGAGCAACTGACTACCGAGGTAGAAAAGGCTCAGGCAATTTCTAACCTATCTAACTCAGTGATAAACAGTGCCAAGGCTGAGGTAGATTTTATGAAAGCTACCGGTATGATAGCTACTACAAGCAACTTATTCAAAGGAGTTAATGACCCTAAAAGATTAGACTAATGAAATACGTAAAATACTACAGAATGTGGCTCGAAGATACAGTAGAGCCAGAGGGTGGATTTTGGTGCTATATGGGAGCTGATGAGAAAAACTTTCTTTATCAGTTAAACTTCCCCTACAAAGAGAATGAAGAACCTGAAACCTTAGAACAATACCTTGAATGGGGGTACAAAATTGAACAGCTATGATAGGACAAATAGATGAGACAGTATTCGAGCTCACAAAACTACAGAATGAGGACCTAATGAATCTTATCCTGGACTACCAACTAAACACACCTAGTAGGGTAGAGATATCAGCATACAAGAGATACTACCTGTACAACTATATGTACAACTACCGGCACATGACCTTGAGCATGATAGGTAAATTCTTTAACCGAGATCATAGCTCAGTTATTCATGGCATGAAAGAGCATACATATTGGTATGGTAGAAAAGATGAAAGATACCTAAAGTACATTCACCCATTACCTGACCTAATTAAGCAGAAAAGAGATGATATAAATATCTTTGATGTCAGTGTTATGCCGATGTGTGACGAAGAAGCAAGGGTTACTATCACAGGAAATATGCCTCCAAAGTTATTAACAAAATTTCAGGATAAGATGACTGTATCCGATATAGTAGCTATCTTTGAGGACCATAATTTTTTAAGGGTTAATATGGGGGAGGGGGTTTAGGCTCCCTCTTTTTTATGACCCTATGACGATGTGACGATACTCTTATGGGGGGTACTGAATATATAGAGCACTAAAAAAGTTTGCGTTCTGGAAAATTTATCGTCTTATCGTCATGGAATAGCTGAAACCCAATACAGCACTAGTTTATAGCCGTGACGATGATTTTATTTTATCGTCATTAATTGTCTTTTTATCGTCATTTATTATATTTGTAACCATGTTTAACCCTAAAATATCAGTTTTCAGGAGTTTGTATAACTCCAAAGAAACGCCTTTTACACTTGAGGCCATAGAAGTGTACAATAGAATCAAGCAAGGTAACCCCGAGCTGATTAGTAAGATAAAGAAACTCAGAGCAGGAGATGCAGAAAGTAAAATGCAACTCATGGCTATCATGTTCAATGGTACATTCAGTGAACGTAAGGATGATGGCCTGATACAGCACTCAGGATTGTGCGTGTTAGACTTTGACAAGTATCCTGATATGGAAACTTTGCAAGCAGAACGGAACAGGCTCAAGGAATGCCCCTATGTGTACATGATGTTTACTTCTCCCAGTGGTAATGGACTTAAAGTAGTTATCCGTACACCTGAAAGCAATAAGTTTGAGCACAAGAGGAGATTTGAGGCTTACAAGGAATACATAAATAGTGATTATTTTGACGTGGCTAACAGTAATGTGAGTAGGGTATGCTTTGAAAGCTACGACCCTGAGGCCTACCTCAATGAGTTCTGTGATGTGTTCCAAGCAATCACCCAGGATAAAGGATACCACAAGGCTGAAAAGATAGCAGTGCTCCCCATTGCTAATGAAGACCGTATCATTGAGCTTGTCATGAAGTTTAATCATGGCATATTTGAACAGGGCAGAAATAATTGGACATTCAAGGTAGCCTGCTGCATGGCGGAGTATGGGGTAGATCAGTATGCCGCTAAGAATTACCTGCTGCAATATGCACAGGAGGACTTTACAGCTACTGAAATAAACTACACTGTGATTAATGCCTACAAATCAAGCAACTTTAACACTAAGTACTTTGAGGATACATACACCGTTAACAAGGTAAAGCTAAAACTAAAGGAGGGCCTTAAGGATGAGGACATTCAAAAGCAGTTAGGGGTATCAGGTAACATCATTGAATCAGTAAAGGAGGAGGTGCAGAACTCAGATGATGTGTTCTGGCAGGCAGATGGTAAGAAAATTACTATCGTGCCGCATGACTATGCCAAGTTCCTACATAAGCATGGCTTTGCTAAGTATTACCCTGAGCGAAGTAATAAACCTACCTATGTATACATTGAAGAGAATAAGGTATCTGAGAGCTCAGTGGAGCTAATCAAAGACTTTGTACTCAAATACTGCCTTGCTAAGGGTGAACTTGACGTATATAACCACTGTGCTAAGTCAGCAAATTTGTTTACTGAAAGTCACCTGAACATGCTAGAGTCTATTGATATGTGTATCCTACAGGATACAAGGCATGTATCTTACATCCCATTCAATAACGGAGTGGTCCAAGTATCCAAGGACAAAGTAGAGCTACTTAGCTACATTGATATAGATGGGTACATTTGGAGGGAGCAGATAATCAAAAGAAATTATACCCGAATCGCGATTCATGATAATAATTTCCAAGATTTTGTACATAAGGTATCTGCCCAGGATGAGCAGCGTATCAAAGCAATGGAGTCAACACTTGGCTACCTCATCCATACCTTTAAAGATAAGACGGACCAAAAAGCAATTATATTCAATGATCAGGAGATAGATGATAACCCTAACGGAGGTAGTGGTAAGTCATTGATGTTGACAGCCATCGGCAATATCCGTAAGATTATAAAGATAGATGGTAAGGCATATAACCCCTCTAAGAATGATTTTGTGTACCAACGGGTAAACATAGATACTCAGGTACTAGCATTTGATGATGTCAAAAAACACTTTGACTTTGAGCAGCTATTCTCCCTAATCACTGAGGGCATACCGGTCAACAGAAAAAACAAGGATGAGATATACATTCCCTTTGAGCGTTCACCTAAGATAGTTATTACTACCAACTATGTTATCAGTGGGGCAGGTACCTCACATGATCGTAGGAGGCATGAGATAGAGTTCTTTCAGTACTTCAACTCACAGCGTAACCCACAGGATGAGTACGGTAAGTTATTATTTGATGAGTGGAGTAAGGATGAGTGGTCACACTTTGATAACTACATGCTCAGTAACCTACAGATGTACCTCCAGAATGGATTAGTGAGGAGTATATCCATTAATGCAGATGCTAAGCGTTTCATTCAGAACACGTGTAAAGAGTTCTATGACTTTGTGATGGATGGGAATATAGCCCTGAACACAAACTACTATAATAAGTCATGCATGGAAGCATTCCAATCAGATACCAATGGCTTTAAGGACCTAGATAGCAGAAAGTTTATTAAATGGGTGCAAGCCTACGCTAGTTATAAAAATTATAAATTCACAAAAAACAGAAACCAAAATGGCAGATATTTTGAAATTACTCTTGTTGATTAGTATATTAACAGGGTGCAAGAGCTCGCAGAAATGTGATGCATACGGATACATTAAGATGGAACAATACGACTACATTCAGGTAGTTGGCTACACTGATACCATCCCTACCTTTGGGGAGACATGGATGCAACTTCCAAAGGGTGAGTACCAGGTGAAAGCATGGAAAGAGAATCAAGAGTATATATTGAATGTAAAGCTATGAAAAAAAAATACAAAGCAATGCTCCATGAAATGAAGCTTCAACGCTATGCCATTACTCACCCCAATTACCCACCTGATTATATACCTAAAACAATGTACAAAGACTCAACGGCAAACGGCCTAACAAAAGCTATCTGTGATTTTATAAATTACAATGGCTACCAAGCAGAACGCATTAACACAAGCGGCACAGCTCGTGAAAAAAAGACCACAGCCGGTAAGGTGATTGGTGTAACCTGGACTAAAGGCACCTCAACTGCAGGGAGTGCGGATATATCTGCTACCATTAAGGGCCGCTCAGTTAAAATTGAGGTCAAGATTGGCAAAGATAGGCAGTCTGATGCACAGAAAAGGTATCAGGAGAATATAGAGAAAGCAGGAGGTATCTATATAATTGCTAAGGATTTCGATAGTTTTGTAGAGTGGTACAATAAATTCATTGAATCATGCAGTTAGAACCCGATATACTAGATAGGATGATAGATGAGCTATCATTCACCCCTGAACAGCTCAAAGAATTAGGTATGAAGTTTTGGATAAGCAAAGATTATGAGTTTATCCTAGATGATTATGATGGCTTTGCAGTTAATAAGAGCCCATTACTAAAAGGGGATACAATATATTTTTGTACTGAGTGTAAATTTTTACTAAATTTTTTACCTTTGTGAATATATAATTTGTATATTTGTAGAAATTAATACCTTAAAATTATGGCAACAGTAAGAAAACAAGCAGCTGAGCAAACAGCATCTGAGGTGGTTACCCTCAACATCTACCAAAAATTGCACTGTGCTAAGCAGTCAATGGGTAAGGTCATTAAGAATGCGACAAACCCACATTTTAAACGCAGCTATGCTGATATTAACAGCATCATTGATACGGTAGAGCCTATACTAATGGATTGCGGCCTAATCCTAATGCAGCCTGTAATTGATAATAAAGTTATCAGCAGAATAATTGACATTGAATCAGGAGAGAGTATAGATAGTTCACTTGAATTACCTGCTATTTTAGATCCTCAGAAGTTACTTAGCTGCATAACTTACTACCGTAGAGGGACATTGGTTAGTTTACTTTCCCTGCAGGCCATTGATGATGATGGGGAGACTGCAGCTAAAGCACCCAAGGCAAAGCCTACGTTAGATGGTGAGAGATGGGATAAGGCATTTAATGCAGTGAAGAGTGGTAAGTTTACTCCTGAGCAGATAAAAGAGATGTATAACCTAACCAAAGAGCAGGAGGCACAGCTATGAAGTTCAGAGCATCACAATTAGGCAAGCTAATGACCTCCTCCCGTACTAAGGGGGAGGCATTGAGCCAAACAGCTAAGAGCTACATCATTCAGAAAGCTAAAGAGGATTTCTTTGAGTACAGGAGTGAGCTCAATAACAAGTATATCAGTAAAGGACTAGCACAGGAACAGGATAGTATTGACCTACTTAACCTGGTTAGGCTAGAGGACTACAAAAAGAATGAGGATAGGGTACAGAATGAATGGTTATCCGGGTGCTGTGATATTATCACTGATACAAGTATCATAGATATCAAGACCTCATGGTCCTTAGATACGTTTCCTGCCACTAACTACGAGCTAAAGGATCTATCTGACTATGAGTGGCAAGGACGTGCTTACATGTGGTTATATGACATGCCATCATTTGAGCTGTGCTATGTAATGGTAACTACTGCTCCTGAGATAATGGGTGACTATGAGAATGGAGCTCTGCACTATGTGGATCACATTGCACCTGAAAAGCGTATCACATCCATTACCTTTGCTAGAGATAAAGAGATAGAGATACAGATGGCTGAGAGGCTGATATTAGCTACTGAATTTTATAAGGAAGTAATAACCCAATTGCAAGAGAAATGAACATAACACACGAGAACGAAATAAAGCAAGAGGACAGCATCCTATTGGCAGTGATGGCTAAGTACTATGAACGGAGTAAGAAAGGGCAGCAGAAGTACGGTACTAACCTGGATAGGAAAGATATTGACCTGAATGGATGGCTTAACCATCTACAGGAGGAGCTGATGGATGCGACTCTTTATATTGAGAAACTAAAGAAAGAGATATGAAAGAACAAACAGCAGTAGAGTGGTTGGAAAACCAAATTAAAAATTCAAAGCATTATTACAGTTTAATGAAAGAACTAAATAGTAGAAGTACAATAGCACAATCTAACATTTTTGAACAAGCCAAAAAAATAGAGAAAGAGCAGATTATTAACTCTTTTGTAGAATGTTGGAAAGAAAATATGCCCGATGGATATGAATGCAAATTATCAGCAGAAGAATACTACAATGAAACATTTAAACAACAAGAACAATGAAACAAACAGCAGTAGAATGGTTGGTTGAGCAGATATGTGGAGACCACACAGAACAATGGCAGAAAGAAATAGAACAAGCCAAAGAAATGGAGAAGGAGCAGATATATAATGCGTTATGTAGGGGGCATAGTGACTGCGGAGTATTCACAATGACATCTGAATGCGAACAATACTACAACGAAACCTTTAACATATGAAAGCAACACTAGAATTTAACCTACCAGAGGATCAGGCAGAGCACTACTGTGCCATCAAAGGAGCTGATATGCTTAATGTACTTTGGGAGCTCAAAGCAGAGCTACGTGGTATGCTAAAGTATGGAGAGCTACCTGATCAACAGTATGACATAGTAGAGAAGATACAGGACTTTTTAATTAGTAGCCTAGATGATAACGATATAAAATTAGACAAATGAGATACCCCATTATTTTTATATCCGCTCTAATCATTGAGATATGCAGCACATTCTACATTAGATTTGTCTCTGAGGGTAACACACCAGGCATGATATTCTTTGCAGCTATCAGCCCATTCCTTGGGCTCCCATTCCTAACCTACATGATAGAGGCTACTAATTGGAATGAAAGGATATTTAATGCCGTAGCACTGAGTGCAGGATACATAACAGGAACAGTAATAGTAATAACAGTAATAAAATGATTATTTTAGCATTAACAATTTTAATAGCCCCTGCTATAGTGTGGGGATGGATAAGCACAATTAACTACATCAAATACATAAACCATGAGTAAATTTAAAGGAGAGGTGGTATTCATTACCCCAACAACGTCAGTATCTGACAAATTTAAGAAAAGAGAAGTAACCCTGAAGTCACAGGATGAGTACCCTCAGTACGTTACATTCCAACTAACCCAGGATAAATGCGATCTAGCCAATAACCTGAAAGCAGGTGACGCGGTAGAGGTGAGCTATAACCTACGAGGCCGTAAATGGGAGGCACAAGATGGTACTATTAAGTACTTTAACTCTATCGAGGCATGGACTATGAGCCTGAGCTCAAAGGTAGAGAATAGTGCTGTTGATAAATTAAGAAAAACTTTTGACACTACAGATGAGAGCAGTGACGATTTACCTTTCTGAGGACCAAGAGCTATCTGATTGGATGCGTAGAGAGATACGTGGTAAGCTATCCAAGAGATATAAGCTAACCCATCTATCTGAGGATATGGGGGTGAACTATGCTAAGCTATATAGGTTTATGCAGGGTAGGAATGTAACCACTGAGATATATGATTCATTTTTTAAAGTATATTTGAAGTCATGGAACTCCTACTTATCATACCTATAGCATGGTGGTGGTGCAATTTTGAGCCACTGCAAGCAACCTTGACCGAGATATACATGTCCTTAAGACTTGGCACATGGGCTATACCCTTACTAGATGCATTGAGCTGTAGTAAGTGTGTGGCCTTTTGGCTTACATTAGCTTGGCATCAAGACTTTATCCTTGCATGTCAGGCAGCACTGGGTGCATACATACTTGAATTATGTTTGAACAAACTGACATAGAGATAATAGATAAGATAGATGCTACTGCAGATGCTGTAAAGTATTCTAAGCACTCATGTGTGCAGCTCTATAAGATACGGGTTAAGTATGATGGCCCACAGCCTCGTGAGTGCTTCTGTGCATCTGTTAGGCGTAAGGTGTGGTACAAAGACTTTATGAATTGGTATGAAAAGAGTCTTAGACAGGTACATTAGTACCCATTACCATGAGGTCAGGGCTTATACGCTGTACTTTCTCACTAAGATGGGGAGTAATATCGAAGCGGATACTGTTATTAACAATAGCTACCTCCATGTACTAAGCATAAATGAGGATACCACAAGTGAAACCCAGGTGAAGAGCTATCTGCTTAACACTATCAAGTATCAGATACTATGGAACACCTCACTCAGCCATAAGGATGATAGGGTTACTTCTATGGAGTATGACCCCAGTGAGCAGGAGGATAACGAGCAGGACCTACAGGCTAAGATACTGGAGGATAAGATATACAGCACTCACAAGGGGCTGATAGAGATATACAGAAGCGAGATAGATGATCATGTGCACAGGATAGTATTTGAGGCATACATAGATAAGGGATACACCACAGCAAGAGGGATGGCTAAGTACTTTGATATACCGGTAACATCTGCTCACTATCTGATTAGAGAAATTAAACAAAATCTTAGAAAATTACAATATAGGTATGAGACTATCTCAAATAATTAGTATCTTGGCTACATTCACTGCCTTGACGGGTGCCGTCTTTTTACTTAGAGATAACAGCGCTCTAGCAATGAGAGCAATGGGGATATGGGTAGTGCTTTATTATGGATGGTTATTTTTAGAACAATACGAATATGAAAAAGAAAGTAAAGAGTGAATACTTAGGTAATTACATTACCAGGTACAATAGTTTGGGGTTTGAAACTTCATTCACAGTAACTGAGGAAACATCTGACGAAGCTGAGCACCTTACATCTGTAGGGTTAGGGTATCTCTTTGAAGAGGTAGCTACTAAGGGTAAGTATAAAGGGATAGAGAATGAGCCTGCTGAGTAAATACTATGCTTTTGTAGACTCTTATAATGACTATCCTAAGCAAGCTACTGAGAATGCTAAAATAGCAATCAGGTGGGCAGAAGAGAATGGATGGGGTAGCTGTGGTACTGCAGTAGGTAAAGCTAGAGCTAATCAGTTAGCTAAGGGTGAGAATATCACTAGAGATACCATTGCTCGCATGGCAGGCTTTGAACGTCATAGGCAGAACTCACAGAAAGAGTTAGGTGATGGATGCGGTAGATTGATGTGGTTAGCCTGGGGAGGTGATGAGGGTGTAGAATGGGCCCAACGTAAACTTAAAGAAATAGATAAATGAGACCTAAGCATATACCTACTCCCGATGATATGTGGGATTTATTTGAAGCCTACAAACGTTGGTGTAAAGAAAACCCTAGATACTCCTATTCCCTATCTACTAAGACAGGAGAGGCTACAGCAGTACCATTAGAGAGACCGCTTACTCAAGTGGGTTTCAGGACTTTTGCAGCAGATAAGGGGCAAAGTGTGCAGGATTATTTTGCAAACTACGAGGGTCGATATTCAGCGTATACGACAATCTGTGCACGCATAGAGGAAGCCATCCGCATGGACCAAATCGAGGGAGGTATGGTAGGGCAGTACAATGCATCCATTACTCAACGTCTCAACAACTTAACTGAGAGGGTTGACACTACCACTAAGGGAGATAAGATAGAGAGCATACAGGTGACCATAGTGCGGCCTGATGCAGATTGATTTTATGTGTGCTGTGGTAGAGGACTACATCTACAAAATGAAAGGCGTACAGGTTAGGATAGATAGGAGGGCAGTAGCTACCGATGGCAGGCAGATGGCTATGCTAATGAATGCATATCAGATAGCAAATGGAAATAAAGAGCACAGTAATATTTGAGAAAAACTACGAGGCACTCAATGACCCTGGCATTAGGTTTGTAATTAACGAGGGAGGGAGCAGGAGCTCTAAGACATATAGCCTTTGTCAGTTAGTTATTATATACTGCCTACAGAACAACCATAAGGTAGTATCTGTTATCCGTAAGACATTCCCTGCCCTAAGGGCTACAGTGCTAAGAGACTTTATAGAGATACTTAAGGAGCTCAACATCTATTCAGTAGAGGACCACAATAAGAGTGAGCACATATACACCTTCCCTAATGGATCTATAGTGGAGTTCTTTAGTGTGGATGATGAGCAGAAGATACGAGGTAGAAAGAGAGACATAGCATGGTGCAACGAAGCCAATGAGCTATACTTCGATGACTTCACTCAGCTGAACATGAGAACAGAGAGTAAGCTAATCTTTGACTACAACCCTAGTGAATCTACCTCATGGCTATATGAACTACCACAGGAGGAGAGCATCATGATCAAGTCAACGTACAGGGATAACCCATTCCTACCTCAGAGTATCAGGACTCAGATAGAGGACCTTAAGAGAACGGATGAGGCACTGTATCAAATCTATGCACTGGGTGAGAAAGCAATCAGCAAGAGTAACATCTACAGCCAATGGTCATTCGTAGCGCATAGGCCTGCTAAGTTTGTCAAGTTTGTGTATGGCCTTGACTTTGGATACAATCACCCTACCGCACTCATGAGGGTGTACTACTGTGATAAGGACATCTACGTTGAGCCCGTGATATATGAGAGCTACCTGACCACTACCATGCTGATTGAAAGGTTAGCAACCCTAGGCATAGAGCAGACTGTTAGTATCCTAGCTGACTACTCACGGCCTGAGATTATTCAGGAGATGAATATAGCAGGGTATGATGTACTGAACGCTAACAAGGTAGTTAAGAAAGGGATAGATAACCTTAAGACCTTTGGTGTGATATGCCAGGATGATAAGGCACTCAAGAGGGAGTATGAGAATTACAAGTGGAAAAAGGTAGGAGACTTTATAACAGATGAGCCAGTTAAACTATTTGATGATGCCATGGATGCAATCAGGTACGCAACTACTCACATTAAGCAGCAGTATTATTCTGATGATGTCTACTATGCATTCTAAAAACAAAACACCAGGATAAAATAATATAGGTATGGCAATTAATTTAAAGGCACAGCCTCAAGTGCTCACACCTGCGTACAACCCTATCAAGTATATCTATGATAGCACCAATAAAAACCTTGGAGGCTTTAAGTATATTTTTGAGGTATACGAATCAGGCACTGTCAATCAGATAGCAGAGTACAGGGTGCTACCTGTTTACTCTACAGGGTTTGGTGAGATAGACTTAACTAAGCTATTGCAAGCCAAGGTAAGCTATGACCTATTCCCTACTAACACCACGGTGTACAATGCACCGAACAGCCATTACAAATATGATGTCAAGGTAGGTGAGGAGTATCTTACTACGACCACGTTTACCTCTCTTATGAGTCAGTATGTTATTTCACCATACTCGGGTAGATTACAGCTCAATGGAGCTAACACATTTGTGGTAGGTGATCAGATAGTGTTAACGCAAACAGGTGTAGGTACAGTTAACCCTACCCTTGATGGACTATACACCGTGCTAGTTGCTACTCCTACATTCATTGTCATTAACTTCCTATGGTCAGCAATCATTAACCCTAACAAGGACGTTGCCATTACCTATGCCGATGGGAGAAAGACAGTGACCTACAATATCATTGATAACCTAAATAATTATGTGTTCAATGGTGCACTACCTTGGATTGAGTGGCCTAGCTATAATCATTTAGACTACTACCTAACTGCTCCGACAAAAGAATTCCTTACCTCCATCCCTGCTACCAACTTCTACTCTACCTTATCTCAGGACCTATGGATGAATGCGGTGTATGGCTCTATGCCTGGAGGTACTCATAAGATAGTATTCACTAATGATGGGGGTGATATATTTAGCAAGAGTGTAGCTGCATCAGACCACGTAACAGGTAATGCGGTAGGTCCTAACAACGCAGGTACCTTGACTGTTATTGCAGGCTCACTGCCATTGATTAACCCTACGACTGAATACTATGAGTATTACTATGAGCATGCAGGCAATCAGGTAACACAAAGCTACCGAGTTAACATAGATCGTAGAGTACGGAGTCAAGAGTACAGCATTATATTCCTAGACCGATATGGCTCATGGGGTAGCTTTGCATTCACAGGTAGAGCATACCAAAAAGGTACGGTACAACGGGAGCAGTATAACATGGATGTACAGGGTAAGATATTAAGCAGTGAGTGGACCTATGACCTGATAGATAGAGGCTATGTTAACAGCTATATAACAGTTGAGGAAACCATTGACCTTAATACCGATTGGATGACTCAGGAGATGGCTACCTATTTCACTGAGCTAATCAGTTCACCCTATACATACTTCAAGGTGAGCTACTATGATGAGGACTGCGACATGCCTTACAGCACTAAGTATGTGAGCTGCAATATAGTGACCTCTAGCTATGAGTATTACAAGCAGCGAAATAAGAATCTAATCAAGCAAAGCATTACTATTAAGCTAGCTAATAACGACATGGTCAATGGTTAGGATACAACTAGCAACAGGCTACCTAGATGTTAAGGAGGGTACATCATTCCCCTTAAGTTTTCAGGTAGGAGACATTAGAGATATATCTTCTAGGAAAGGTAGCTTCTCTAAGACCATTACATTGGTAGGCAGTAAGAATAACAATAACCTACTTAATCACTACTATGATGTTAACATTGTAGCTGGTACCTTTAACATCAATGCATTAACTACATGCTCAGTTATTCAGGATGGTATCCCCGTCATGGAGAATGCAAGCATGCAGCTCACCTCAGTTAAAAAGGTACAGCTCACCGAGCAGTATGAGGAGCATGTGGAGTATGAGGTATTGATTAAAGAGAGCAAGGCAGATTTCTTTACAGCCATCAATAACAAGGAGCTAACTGATATAGATTTTAGTGACCTTAATCATAACTATGATGCATTCAATGTATTCAGTAGGTTTAGCAATACGGTGGTAGATGGCTTCAAGTACTTCCTCCCAGGTAGTGGTAGTGTGTTCACAGTTACTCAGGAATATAAGCCTGCCATCTTTGCTAAGACTTACTTCGATAGGATATTCCAAGATGCAGGATTTACATACAGTTGGCCTGACTTGGTAGATGATAAGTTTGACAGGTTAGTCATTCCTTACAATGGGGATACAGATAACTTTGATTACAATGATTATACGGTCAAGGCAAGTGCAGGACCTAAGACATTTATCTCTACAGGCTTTGCAGGTAGTATAGGAGCTAACCCTGCATTCAACTTAACTACAATGCCATGGACGGAGATAGAGGACCCACAGAATATCTTTAACCCTGCGACAGGTAACTACACCATACCGTTTAATATCAGCTCAAATAACTCACAGCAGTACGACTGCAGCGTGACTATGACTTATGAGCTAAGGCTAGTTAACTCTCACACCGGCACATTGTTCTCAGGTACTAATACCTTTGCCTCACCTGTATTCTACAGGCCTAGGCTATTAGCTAATGTAAACACTACTCAAGTAGCTGCTGTTAACCTATACACTAACCCTGCACCATTGAACAATAGTACTGCTATTACCTATGCAGTGCAGAGCCCTACCTCCATTCCTGTAGGTACCACTACAATCTTAAGTCAAACAGTTACTGCTAGCATACCTATAACTGCTCCAAGTGTACCATCGGGTGCTTCAGCATTCTTAAAGTTTGATGTCATTAAGGATAGTTTTCAGCTACCTAACCAACCTGCTCTTAACCCTGCCTGGAAAACAGGCTCAGCTACAGGGCCTCTATGTGCTGCTAACAAAATTAGGATGCATGTAGTAGTAACTAGCATTAACATTAGCATCACCCCATCTAATAACATTTATGCGAGTGCTGGTATCATTGATGTGAATGACTATGTGCCTCAAAAGATTAAGCAGAATGATTTTATTAAGGGTATCTTTAACATGTACAACCTCTATGTAGATGTAGATAAAAACCAACCTAATCAGCTCAACCTCATCCACAGGGATGCATACTACGATGCAGGTCAAGAGGTGGATTGGACTTACAAGCTAGCCAAGGATAGAGAGCAGTCACTGTCATTCTTACCTGAGCTAACAAGTAAGAAACTAATACTCACATACACACCTGATACGGATGGTCCTAATGCTACGTACACTACAGCTACCAATCAGATATACGGGCAGGCAGAGGTAGTCTTTGATAACGAGTATGTTAAGGATGTAACTACTAAGCCTGTGCTCTTTGGTCCTACGCCACTAATCAAGAGTTCATTTGGTGCATTCGTACCAATGTTATCAGGGCAGGCTCCTAAAACTAACATACGTATACTATACGATAGCACTGCAGATGTAGGCTTGACCTCCTGCTCACCTTATCACATATATGACTATGGTACTGTAGGTATGCAAAGTGTTACTAGCTATCCCTACGTAGGCCACTTCGATAACCCACTCAACCCTACCTGGGATTTGAACTTCTCAGTGTGTGCGTTCTACTATTACCAACCATCAAGCCTAACAGATAACAATCTGTATAACAGGTATTGGAGGCGTACCATGGGGCAGATTAATAGTGGTAAGATGTTGACTGCCATGTTTAATCTCAAGGACACTGACATCCAAGCCTTAAGGCTCAATGATAAGATACGCATTGATAACTCATGGTGGAACATTAACAAGGTTATTGATTACAATGCCAATGCTAATCAGCTCACACAAGTAGAGCTAATCAGTATAGATAGTGAGATAAACTTCATGCCGTTTATTAGCCCATTCGGCACACCAGGTGTGGGGCTTCCTAACATCTCAGGCATACAGCAGGTAGCTAACAGCACTGTAGTCAAGACTAAGAGCATGAATAGTAATGTGCTCACAGGTGGTCAAGTGATTGGTGAGGTAGTGAACAGGGGTAACGTGGTACCTGGAGGGCTCAGAGTAATGGTGGCCACTGAGGGGTACTCCGTTGAGGATGATGGTATAGTTACTGACAACCTAGTGGTAAGGGGTAGGCTTAACGGTATACCTATTGAGCCATCCTGCTACAAGTACACAGCTATACTTCTACAAACAGGAACAGCAGCCCCTACTGCAGATGTCAAAGAGTCTAGCTTTGGGGATATAGTATGGACTCGAGTTGCCGTAGGTCAGTATCAGGGAGTTATACAAAATTGGGAGATAGGTACTATCCTTGATAGTGAGCTAACTGTTATCATAAACAATGTTAATCCTGACGGGGTGATTAGTGCTCAGTATATAATATCGGGGAATAGATTAGATATAACAACAACTCAGATAGGTGTGGGCTATGTAGATGGCTACCTTAATTATACTACTATCGAAATAAAATATTACAAGCCATAACATGAATGAAGTAGAGATACCATTAAAGCTCGGCGGCATAGCTGCCATTAAAGCAGAGCTCAGAGACTTACAAGGTCAAATAGCTAATGCAGGTGATGCTGATACCATGACTGAATTGGCTCAGCAAGCAGGAGCATTAAAGGATCAAATTAAGGATGCCAATGAACAGGTAGCTATCTTTGCTACAGGGTCAAAATTTGAGACAGTATCCAATAGCTTTGGTGCTATTAAGAATGACCTAATGAGCCTAGACTTTGAGGGTGCCTCACAAAAGGCTGCCATCTTTGCAACTACATTAGCTGCGTTAAAACCTGAGGATTTAAAAAAGTCATTTAAAGATTTTAAGGGTACACTCAAAAGTGTAGGAGATGGCTTCACGTCATTGGGTAAGACCTTGATGGCTAATCCTATGTTCCTGATTGCTGCAGTCATTGCAGCTATTGTGGCTATAGTGGTGGTATTGATGCATAAGCTAGGCTACCTGGACCCAATCATTGAGGCTATAGGTACAGCATTTGATGCACTCATTGAAGTTATTAAGCAATTTGGTGAGAGCCTAGGTATTGTATCAGGTCAGACTGAGGAGTTTATTAGAATGCAGGAGGCTAATACTGAGGCCAACAAAGCAATGGAGGACTCAGCAGTAGGTGTGATCACTACAGTGAATGAGGTAGGAACTGCATTTGACCTAGCTAAGGAGGGAGTAATATCTAAAGAGGAGGCACTTGCTACCTACAATGAGAAGCTAGGTGATACATTTGGTGAAGCCACTACA